GTGTTTGGTATATGGATGGGTCAGGAATCTAAAAAATGACACCTATAGTGTGGGCTTTAGTATTAACAGTTTGTGCATCTGATGGTGCGTGTTATAAACAAACTATTGAAGAGTTTAAAACTTCTAGCGAATGCTTGGATATAAAAACATTACATAGTTCAATGCCAAAGGATGGGAACTGGGCCAAGGTTGAATATACCTGTGGAGTAGTTGGGGCAGTTAAGATATGAAATATAACCGCGAACAGTTTATTGAAAAACTAATTCAGCATGAGGGATTAGAGTTACAGGTGTATCAAGATACACTTGGAATTGACACTATTGGTATTGGAAGAAACCTAGAAGACCGTGGTATTAGCAAGGAAGAACTAAACGAATTAAACATTCCTGATATTGATCATATTTATAAATATGGTATTACTGAAGCTGACGCTATGGCTCTGGCAGAGAATGACGTTCAGATTGTCGAAAGTGAACTGTTAGCAACGCACCCTTGCGTGGACAGGTTAGACTCTGTACGTCAACTTGTACTTGTAGACATGGCATTTAATATGGGTGTACCACGTCTATGCAAGTTTAAAAAGATGTGGGCAGCAGTTCATGCTGAAGATTTTTCAACTGCATCAAAAGAAATGCTTGACAGCAGGTGGGCAAATCAGGTAAAATCACGGGCAGTGAAGTTGGCTCATGCTATGCACAACGGAGAGTTTTGATATGGCTAGACAGCTAAACGAAAGACAACAGAAGTTCCTTGAGGTACTCTTTGAGGATGCTGGCGGTGACATGGTAATGGCAAAAAAGTTAGCAGGGTACTCTGACTCTTCTAGCACTACTGCTATTGTAAAAGGTCTAAAGGAAGAAATTCTAGAGGCTACCCAGATGTATATGGCACGTAATGCACCAAAGGCTGCTATGGCTATGACAGGTGCATTGTATGATCCAACAGAACTTGGTATTCGTGACAAGATGGTTGCGGCTAAAGAACTGCTTGACCGCGTTGGTCTTGTGAAGACAGAGAAGATGCAGGTAGAAGCATCTGGCGGTGTTATGCTTATGCCGCCTAAAGCAACAGTAGAAGAGGATGATGACTGATGGGCAAACTAAAAGCAGGTATGAAGCTGGCAGATTTTTTGGCTCAAGCTACAGGTAGACAAATTAATAAGTTGGGAAGTAAACTTGGCATGGATAAGGATATCCTAGAAGACATGTCAGAAAATCAAATAAGGGGCGCTATTCTGGATGAAAGTCAACAGTACATGCGTAATAAACGGAAGAATGTTAATCGCCGTGTCGGTGCTGCTGCTGCTGGTGGTGCTGCCACATACGGAGTGGTTGACTTTATTCATGACATGCTTGGTATATCATCTGTTGCTGACGGCACCTTGTCAGCTGAAGAACGAAAACCAAGAGACAATACAAAAACTAAGAAAAAAGCTAAGGCAAAATCCGATTCAAAATCTGTAGATGCACCACCTCGTAAACCCAAACGTAAAAGTGAAACAGATTCAAAAACTGTAAAGGCACCGCCTCGTAAACCCAAACGTAAAAGCAAATCTGATTCAAAGTCTAATTCTGGTGTTACCTTTACCTTTGATACAGTAAAGAGGCGTACAGGTAAGCAAGACTTGAGAAAAGGCGGTATGGTTATATCAAGCGTAGATAACCGCAAGAAGCGATAGGAGAAGATACATGGCTAAAACTTCACCAGATAATAAACGCTTTGGACATAAAGACTATAGAGAAAAAGGTATGTTTTATGGGTTACATGACTACCTTGAGAAAAAACGCCGAGATTTGCCAAGGCGTGTCAGGGAGTATAAAGATACTCCGGGTTTCCCAGCAGAGGGTACACCTGCTGCTAGAAAATTACGCAAACAGGGTAAACCTGTAGCAGCAATATAAAAGCTATCGTTTGGGATTATGACTAGTTTTATTGATTGGGATGCGCCAATTAAAGTAGGTAGAAAAAACGATACATGCCCTAATTGCGTAACAAAAAATATGAAACGTAAGGGAAAAAATAGACGTATATGTTTAGACTGTGACACATTATTTATTAGGCCAACAGATGAGCAGAAGCGTAGGCAAGTGGAAACTTCCACAGCCAACAGACATTAAAGAAGAAGATGAATGGATACAGATACCTCGTATTGCTAGGACTGTTCCATTTGGCTATAAACAAAACGAAGAAGACTCTGACCTTCTTGACCCTATACCAACTGAACTAGACTTGCTTGAGAAGGCTAGGCAGTACACAAACCAGTATTCTTACCGTGAAGTTGCTAATTGGTTAAGCACACAATCGGGCAGATACATTTCGCATGTTGGATTAAGAAAACGGTTAGATAATGAACGACAACGTAAGAACAAAGCTGCAAGCCTCCGCAAGTGGGCAGAATATGCGCAAAAGGCAATCGCCAAAGCGGAAGCCCTTGAAGAAGAAAGAACAGGAGCCAAAAACAACTGTTGAGGTAAAAGAGGTAGAGTACGAACCACAGGCAGTAGAAGAACACGCTAATGTACTCTTTAAGCCTAACCCTGGACCACAGACAGAGTTTCTTGCTGCATCTGAACGTGAAGTTCTTTATGGCGGCAGTGCAGGTGGGGGTAAGTCATATGCTATGCTTGCTGACCCACTGCGTTACATGGGGCATCCACAGTTTAGTGGTTTGCTTCTACGACATACAACGGAAGAACTTCGTGAACTTATATTTAAGTCACAGGAGTTGTATCCGAAAATCTGGCCCGGTATCAAGTGGTCAGAAAGAAAAATGCAGTGGACCGCGCCATCTGGCGCAAGGTTGTGGATGTCCTACCTAGACAGGGATGAGGATGTCTTGCGTTATCAGGGTCTGGCATTTAGCTGGATAGGCTTTGACGAACTGACACAATGGGCCACACCATATGCATGGAATTACATGCGAAGTCGTCTACGGTCCACTGCCCCTGACTTGCCCATCTTTATGAGGGCTACTACGAACCCCGGCGGTAGAGGGCATCACTGGGTAAAGAAAATGTTTATTGACCCATGTGCTTACGGAGAAGCATTTGATGCTACCGACATTGAAACATCAGAAGTGCTTCGTTACCCCGCTGGGCATAGCAAAGCCGGAAAACCTTTATTTAAGAGACGCTTTATCCCAGCAAGATTGGCAGACAACCCATATCTTTCAGAATCAGGGGACTATGAAGCAATGCTTCTCTCACTCCCAGAGCAACAACGTAGACAGCTTTTGGAAGGTGATTGGGACATTAAAGAGGGAGCAGCCTTTACTGAGTTTAACAGGGATATTCATGTTGTTGAGCCTTATCGCATTCCTAGCAATTGGGTTAAATTTCGTGCTTGCGATTATGGTTATGGGTCTTATAGTGGCGTACTTTGGTTTGCAGTCTCTCCATCAGAACAGTTGGTTATCTACAGAGAATTATACGTATCAAAAATACTTGCAACAGATTTAGCAGAAATGATACTGGATTTGGAGGCAGAAGATGGAAACATTAAATACGGAGTTCTTGACTCTTCTCTTTGGCATAAGCGCGGCGATACTGGTCCTAGCCTTGCTGAACAGATGATACAAAAGGGTTGTCGTTGGCGACCCTCTGATAGAAGTCGTGGAAGTCGTTTAGCTGGTAAAAATGAAATACATAGACGTTTACAGATAGACGAATTTACAGAGGAGCCAAGACTTGTTATCTTTAACAATTGCACCAATATGGTCACGCAACTACCATCCATCCCCCTCGATAAGAAAAACCCTGAAGATGTGGATACAAAAAGTGAAGACCATTTGTATGATGCACTTAGGTATGGTATAATGTCAAGACCAAGGTTTAGCATATTTGACTATGACCCAATGGGAAGACCATCACAAGGAATGCAAGTTGCTGACACAACATTTGGATATTAAGGAAGTACACTATGGCTGAAGATGATATTATGATTGAAGATGATGCTATCGCCTTAGACGATACAGATGATAGTGAGGTCGAGGATCGTGATGTAGCGTCTTTGATTGGTTTTATTCAAGATCGTTATAATAAGGCAGAAGACTATAGGTATAACGATGAAGAACGCTGGTTAAAAGCCTATCGTAATTATCGTGGTCTATATGGTCCTGATGTTCAATTTACAGAAGCCGAAAAGTCTCGTGTTTTTATTAAGATTACTAAGACTAAAACTCTTGCGGCCTATGGTCAAATCACTGATGTTCTATTTGCTAATAGTAGATTTCCTCTTTCTATTGAACCAACAGAATTGCCAGAAGGTGTAGTTGCAGATGTTAACTTTGATCCAAATGAACCAGAACAACTTCGTGGCCTAAATGATCTAGAAAATCCATATGGTTTTGCAGGTGATGGCATGGACTTTCCAGCTGGTGCCACCGAAAAAACCCTTGTGGAAAAGCTAGGTCCATTACAAGAAAAACTTGATCCAATTCAAGATAAATTAAAAGAAGGCCCTGGCGCAACACCAACTGCTGTTACTTTTAGTCCAGCAATGATTGCTGCTAAAAAAATGCAGAAAAAAATTCATGATCAATTAGAAGAGTCAGGTGCAACTAAGTATTTGCGTAGTACAGCATTTGAGATGGCGCTTTTTGGTACAGGCGTAATGAAAGGTCCATTTGCCGTAGATAAAGAGTATCCTAATTGGAATGATGAAGGGGACTATGATCCCATATTTAAAACTGTTCCACAAGTATCTCATGTCTCTGTCTGGAACTTCTATCCTGATCCTGATGCAAACAATATGGATGAAGCGCAATATGTTATTGAACGACATAAAATGTCGCGCACACAACTGCGTTCTTTGAAGAAACGTCCATATTTTCGTTCATCTGTTATTGATGAAGTTATCATGCATGGTGAGAACTACATTAAAAAATATTGGGAAGATGACCTTTCAGACTATGCACCAGAACATGGTATTGATCGCTTTGAGGTTCTTGAATACTGGGGTATGGTTGATGTTGATATGCTTGAAGAGCAAGGTGTTGAGATACCAAGCGAATTAAAAGATTTTGATGAACTTCAAGCAAATGCATGGGTATGTAACAACAAGCTAATTCGTCTTGTTCTTAATCCATTTAAACCTTCTAAAATTCCATACTGTGCTGCACCATACGAACTAAATCCATATTCATTTTTTGGTGTTGGTATTGCTGAGAATATGGACGATACGCAAACTTTGATGAATGGTTTTATGCGCATGGCTGTTGACAATGCTGTGCTGTCTGGCAATCTTCTTATTGAAGTAGATGAGACTAACTTAGTTCCCGGACAAGACCTCTCGCTTTATCCGGGCAAGGTATTCCGCAGACAAGGTGGCGCACCGGGTCAGGCTATCTTTGGTACAAAGTACCCTAACGTGTCTAGTGAAAACATGATGATGTTTGACAAAGCACGTCAGCTTGCAGATGAAAGCACAGGATTCCCATCGTTTGCTCATGGTCAAACAGGGGTATCAGGTGTAGGACGTACAGCAAGTGGCATCTCAATGCTTATGGGTGCGGCACAAGGTTCTATCAAAAGCGTTATTAAGAATGTAGACGATTATCTTCTTCGCCCTCTTGGTGAAGGCTTCTTCCGTTTTAATATGCAGTTTGATTTTGATTCTGATATAAAAGGTGATCTTGAAGTTAAAGCACGTGGCACGGAAAGTCTTATGGCTAATGAAATTCGTAGTCAGCGACTTATGCAGTTCCTTCAGATTGCAAGCAATCCAGCGCTTGCACCATTTGCAAAGTTTCAGTATGTCATTACTGAGATTGCAAAATCAATGGACCTTGACCCCGACAAAGTTGTAAATAACATGAATGAAGCAGCTATACAAGCTGAAATCATGAAGGATTTTCAAGCGCCTCTTCAGCAAGGTCAACCACAAGGTGCGCCAGCTGGGGCAGATGCTATGGACCCAACAGGTTCAGGGGGTGGTAATATTGGTGTAGGCATGACTCCAGTGCCGGGTGAACAAGGATTTAGTGCAAATGGTGGACAAGGAAATGTACAGCAAACTGAAGCCGCTGGTGGGCAACAACCGCCAGTGGGTCCACTTCAGTAATTATCTTGATACGTTAATTGAGATATATCAAACAACTTTAGAACAATCTAAAGATAATGTTGAGATACTACGTGCGCAGGGGTCAATCTCTGTGTTACGTAAAGTGAAACGGTTACGAGAAGAAGTTAGTAATTTAGATGGCTGAAGAACAGACACCTACTAAAAACTACAACCAGCTTTATGACAGTCTCACAAGTCAGACAGTAGGTGATAGAAGTTTTGCCGACATGTACGGTGCCTTGCAAGAGGCAGAGGTAGGTGCGTATAAGGATAAAACAGGTTGGCCCTATATCTTTACTGGTGCTTCTAGAAAGTCTTCTGCGTTTGGTCCTTTACAGATTACTTACAGTACGGCATTAGGTTATTTTTATTCAGGCGATAGTGAGACTGAACAACGCGACAATATGAAATCTGGTAACTTTAAGGAAGGTTACACCCAGCTTCCCAGTGATGTTAAAAGTTATATCAAAGAATTTATTGAACAGGGTATCAATAAACGAAATAATAAGGGTGGTGTATACAGTAGCTTTGGTGTTGGAGACATTTCATCCGAAAATCACAAAAAGTATTATCCGTTTCTAGCTGCAGTCCACGTAAACGAAAAGAAAAAAATTGCAGACGCTGATACAGTACCAAGTTTTATCAACGCACACTTTGGTAAAATTCGAGAGGACGATCCAAAGAAAGAGGACAAGGAACGGCAGCTTTCCAATCTACAAACAAAGGTTAGTGATACACTAGGCGTAAATGTACGTCCTGTCACGAAAGATGTAACAAAAGACTTTTCTGAACTTGGTACTGTCACGCCTGAACCAGAACCCGCACCTGAAACAAATCAAACAGAGCAGGCTTTTACCTTAGACTACCCGGGAGAGCTACCAGACATAGGTGATTCTGTAGATATGCCCGATGATCCAGACGTTACTCCTCCTGCAGAAGTAGAGTCTATGATGGAACAAAAACCCAAAGAAAAAAATATCTTTGAAAGAACTATAGATTATTTTTTTCCAGAGGAAGATTTAGAAAAATTACAAGAACGAGATGCTGTACGTGACGAGTTACTTGAGGAATTAGATAGGTCTAGTACACCCAAAATGAACAAAGGTGGAGCAGTTATGAAAGAACAAATGGAAATGTTTGAAGACGGTGGATTGATGGATGAGGGTGGTACAGTTGATCCAGTTTCTGGAAATGAAGTACCATCAGGTTCTACGCAAAAAGAAGTTCGGGATGATATTCCTGCTCAACTTAGTGAAGGCGAATTTGTATTTCCGGCAGATGTAGTACGATATTTTGGTCTTGAAACACTTATGAAAATGCGACAGGAAGCAAAAGCAGGTCTTGCCCGTATGGAAGCCATGGGTCAGATGGGCAATAGTGAAGAAGCTGTACTTCCTGATGATATTCCATTTGATCTTTATGACCTTGACATTGAAGATGAAACCATGGAGTTTCAGACAGGGGGTTTTGTGCCTAATCCTAATCCATCTGATATTTATCAACAACCTTCACAATTTGCTCAATATTCTCAACAACCCTATCAGCCTCCAACAGTTCCTTTTACACCACAGCCAATTCAAACTGGCTTTACTCCTCCAACAACACCTGTAACACCAACTGATTCAACTTTTGAACAGCTGTTGCCTACTACTACAGGACGTTATGATGAATTGAAAGAATATGAAAACAAAGAGACTGGTCAAAAGATGACCATTCCTTTTGTAAATGGTAATCCTATATATCCAATTCCTACAGGATTTACACCTGTTGATACTGATATTATAGAACCTGCAGAAGTAACAGCCCCAAGTGCTAGAGTTACTGAAGAAAGAGGTGGGGGCGGCAGAGATGAGCAAGAAGATTTAGGATATTCAACAACTGATCCAACAGGAATTGCTTTTGATAAAAGTAAATTAAGCCCTTCCTTAAAAGAAACAGTTAGTAAGTATGGTTTAGGTTTTGCTGGTCTAGCAGAGATGTTTGGCGGTGCAGGTTTTTCGGGTGTTGTAAAATCGTTGTTTGGTGGAGAAGAGAAAGCAAAAGAAAATTCTCTTTCTTCGGCAGCATTTGGTGGGGTGTTAGATTCATTCCGTGGGGGCAATGTTTCATTCTCTCGTAGCGAGGCACTTTCTGGAATTAAAGATGGGGTGTATGATAACCAAACTCCTATGAATGAGTTATCAACTGTCGTTCAAGCTCAGATTGCTAATGTTACAGAACAAGTAATTGCTGAATTACAAGAAGATTTTTTAGACGAGGACGGCAATCCTATTTCCGCAGAAGAAGCAAAAGAGAATGTTAACAACAGGGCAAAAAGACTAGGAATATCTACTACAATTTCTGGAACAAATATTAGTAAGAGAACTGAAACTATAGTGAGAGAAATTTCAGAAAAGAGAGCAGAGCAAATTAGAGAAGAACGAGAGGCTGCCCAAGCTAGGGCTAATGCTGCCGCACAAGCATCTTATGAAAGAGCAGTACAAGCATCTAAAACCGATAAAAGCACAACTTACGAAGGGGGAGGCGAATCATTAGGAGATGCTAGGTCGGAAGGGCGTGATCCAACAGGCACAGAAGGTGCAATTGGTGGTGAACCAGATGCACCAGTAGGCATGTCGGATTTTGGAGATTATAAAGGCGCATTTGTAGGCAAAAAATATATTGAGAAAAAGGGTTTAGCAACTAAAAAACGCAAGCCTAAAAAGATGAAGCAAAGTGGACTGGCTTCCAAGAAATAGTTCACATTAGTTGGCCTACCCATCCCCCACCCGACAGGTGTGGCTACGTTGGCCCCAACAAGGAGAAAGTAAATGGCAGAGAATGCTACAGTTATGGCTGAAGAAATGCAGTCTGAAAAAAAAGTTGCGTTTGCAAATCGAAAATACACGAATGAAGAAAAGCGCAAAATGGAAGAAGAAGAACTGGAACAGTTAATCAAAGAACAACGTGGTGAAGCAGAGCAAGAACCACAAGAAGCTGAACCAGATAACGCTGAAGAAAAAACCTTTAAAAAGCGCTATTCTGATCTTCGTAGGCATCAACAAAAGCAAGCAGAAGAATTTAAAGAAGAGATTGAAAAACTAAAATCTCAACTTACTGATGCTACTAAACAGGAAATGAAACTACCAAAGTCTGATGCAGACCTTGAAAGTTGGATGAAACAATATCCTGACGTTGCAGCAATCGTAGAAACAATTGCAATAAAAAAAGCAAAAGAACAAGCTGACTCGCTTGAAGAACGCATGAAAGCAATTGACGATTTGCAATACAATGCTAAAAAAGAAAAAGCGGAAGCAGAACTTATGCGAATGCATCCTGACTTTGACGAGATTCGTGAAGATGATTCTTTTCACGAGTGGGCTGAAGAACAGCCAAAGTGGGTACAAGACGCATTGTATGAAAATGATAATGACGCACGTTCTGCAGCACGAGCAATTGACTTGTATAAAGCAGACCGTGGCATTACAACAAAAAAGAAAAGCACATCTAAAGATGCTGCTAAATCAGTTTACACACGCAATTCACGTAGCAAGCCACAGGATGATGAAACATCCAGCTACATTCGTGAATCACAAGTTCAAAAGATGTCGCCCCAAGAATATGAGAAGCGTTCTGATGAAATCATGGAAGCTATTCGGACAGGAAAGTTTATCTATGATGTATCTGGTTCAGCCAGGTAAAAAAAAAAGTGTTGACAAATATTTGAATGTAAGTATAACTATAGTCAACTAGGTGTAAGTGGGTTCGCTACCTGCTTACACTATCAGCAAACAATTCAGTCTTACGGATTACCTGAAGAGCATGGCCCGTTAAAGATGCAGTAGGCCAACTGCATACGATACGCACCCATAGTGAATCAGCCCCTGATTAGTCTGGTGAGTTTGCATCTGTAATGAAAAACGCCAATATTAGGAGAATTTATCATGGCTTTTAATACCGCAGCCGGGTATGGTAACCTTCCTAACGGTAATTTTTCACCTGTAATTTACAGCAAACAGGTGCAACTTGCTTTCCGCAAGTCTGCTATTGCTGAAGCAATTTCAAATTCCGACTACTTCGGTGAGATTGCAAACATGGGTGATTCCGTTAAGATTATCAAAGAACCCGAAATCACAGTCAAGGCTTACGCCCGTGGTACAACCATCACGCCGCAAGACATTGATGACGAAGACTTCAACCTGACCATTGACAAAGCTAACTACTTTGCATTTAAGGTTGATGACATTGAAGAGGCACACAGCCACGTTAACTTCCAGTCTCTGGCAAGTGACCGTGCCGCTTATCGCCTTGCTGACCAGTTTGACCAAGACGTTCTTGGTTACCTGTCAGGCTTCAAGCAGTCTGCTCTGCATGCAAATGCAGACACTGTAAACGATGTAGTTAATGGCTCTAAAGCTGTTACAACTGCTGGTTCAGACGAACTGCTTGCATCCATGAAGCTGGACGCATCTGACTTTTCAGATGGTGCAGGTTCCGTTGGTAGTGCAGGTGCTGCCATTGCTATCCAGCCTCGTACTGGTGCCGCAACTGACTCAACACCTGCCGCTGGTGACACACATCCACTGACTCTGATTGCACGTATGGCTCGTCTTCTTGACCAGCAAAACGTGGACTCACAGGGTCGCTGGCTTGTGCTTGACCCAGTATTCATGGAAGTACTGAAGGACGAAGATTCTCGTCTGTTCAATGCTGACTTTGGTGGTTCCGGCCTCCAGAACGGTCAGATTGGTACTCAAATTCATGGGTTCCAAGTATATCAGTCCAACAATCTGCCTTCAGTAGGTACTGGTCCATCCTTCGCGGGTGCGAACAGCACAACCAACTTTGGTGTAATTGTTGCTGGTCACACTTCTGCTGTTGCTACTGCAGAGCAGATTAACAAAACCGAAACCTACCGCGACCCTGACAGCTTTGCTGACATCGTTCGTGGTATGCATCTTTACGGACGCAAGATTCTTCGCCCAGAAGCACTTGTGAACGCAAAGTATCACTTGGCATAGGGGAGATTAAGATATGGCTAACATTACCGCACTTCTTCATCCCGAATCGGGTAATTCACAGCGTGGACGCAATCCATACTACGTTGATGTAACAATTGACCTGACCACAAATAGCATTGCTCCCGGCGATACTATTCAGGCAATTACCGTACCTGCCAATACTCTGGTTGTAGCTGCTGGTTTTCAGGTTGTAGAATCTGCAACTATGAATACTGGTACAGATGCTACGGCTGCTCTTGGCTTCACTGGTGGTGATGCTGATGAGTTTGCTGCTGCACTAGACATTGATGGTGCGTCTGATGGTGCGTATGCTCCACAGGTTTCCATTGACGGTCTTGCTCCATCCACCTCGTCCGACACAATTGATTTTGTGCTGGCTGGCAGTGGTGCTTCATTTACGGCTGGTAAGCTACGTGCTTATGCCGTGATGATGGACATCAGTGACCAAGGTGACATGGCTGCTGACGAAGTAGACCGCGACACACTTGCATAAACAAGTGAGAGGGCTGGGCAACTGGCCCTCTCCATCTTTAGGATTTTAAAATGGCATATAACTATCTTGATATTACTAATGAAGTGCTGGCGAGATTTAATGAAATTTCGCTTTCGTCTTCTAATTTTAGTGCTTCTAGAGGTTTTCAAACACAATGTAAAAACGCTGTAAATGATGCCATTAATTATATTTTTCAACGAGAGTTTAGCTGGTCATTTAGTCACGTAGAACAAACTGAAACTCTTGTAGCAAATACTACACGTTATAGTATTGCTTCTAACATATATCATGTAGACTATGAAACTTTTAGAATTGAAAAAAATGAATCTCTAGGTGTTGCGGGTGTAACACTAAAGGAATTAGATTACAAAGAATATGTAGATAAATATATTGACCAAGAAAGCACAGCAGATGTAGGTGGTGTACCCATCTATGTATTTCGCACACCCGATAATAACTATGGTCTGTTTCCTTATCCCGATAAAGCATATACTCTAAAGTACGATGCTTATACCAAGCCAACACAACTTAGTGCAGCTACAGATGTACCAACAATTCCTGAACAGTTTCGTCAGGTAATCGTGGACGGTGCAACTGCCTATGGTTATCAATATCGTGGTGAAGCACAGCAGTATGGCATAAATTTTGCCCGGTTTGAAGAGGGTATTAAACATATGCAAAGTCTGTTTATTAACCGTAATTTTAGCTATCTTAGGTCAACTTACATTCCACGTTCACAACGCTATGGTACATCAATTTTTCCATCGGGACTTTAACATATGGCTGACGAATCTAGACTTAGCCCATTTTACTTTGCATGTGAAGGTGGTCTTATCCTAAACCGTTCTACGTTTGCTATGCAACCCGGCATGGCACTTGAACTAGAAAACTTTGAGCCTGACGTTGGCGGTGGGTATAGACGGATTAATGGTTTTGAAAAATGGAATAGTAATGTTGTTCCGCAGACAGCTTCATCAAGTGAACCCGTCTTGATGTCAGCTTTCTTTGAGGGTAACAACAAAGTTATTGCAGCTAGAGGCGAGAAAGTATTTGAGGCGGGGACAACAGGTAGCTGGACACAAATTGATACAGGACGGTCAAACGCAAACAAATATACTTTCTTTAGGTATAATCTTTCTGGCACTGACCACATTGTTTGGGCTGATGGTGCTAATCATGCTACAAAATACGATGGAACAACAGTAACAGACTTAAATGCAACAGGCGCACCAGCTAATCCAAAGTTTGTTGTAGGCTTTAAAGATGCCCTGTTTTTTGCAGGTCACAGTGCAAACCCAGAAGAGTTAGTATTTACTGCACCATTTACTGATAATGATTTTAGTACAGCTAATGGCGCGGGAGCAATACGTGTAGACAGTACTATTACAGCACTGTTTCCGTTTCGTAACGAACTTATTATCTTTGGTGAAAATAGAATATACAGACTGACGGGCAATACCATTGCAGATTTTGTAATGCAACCCATTACACGGGACATTGGATGTCTCAATGGTTTTACTGTTCAGGAACTTGGTGGTGATATTATATTTCTTGGGCGTGACGGTCTTAGAACTGTAGCTGGTACTGAACGTATCAATGACGTTGAACTTGGTACAATTAGTAAGCCTATTCAAGAACGCTTTAATGGCGTGACGGACATAGACCAATTTGATAGTCTAGTAATACCAGATAAAACGCAGTATCGTCTATTTCAAGTTAATACTTCAGCAAATACAGAATCACAAACAAAGGGTATTATTGCTGTAAAACGTGAGCAAGGTTACGAGTTTTCTGAAACTCTTGGAATACAACCATCTTGCACTGACTCAAATAGCGTTCAGGGTACTACTTATGTTTTGCATGGCGGCTTTGACGGATTTATTTATAGACAGGAAAAAACAAATAAGTTTGACGGAACAAATATTGTTGGGCGGTATCGTTCAACAGATATTACAGCAGGAGATGCTGGTATCCGTAAAAATTTTCAACGTGTAATTATTAACTATTCTCCAACTGGAATTGTAAACTCTGATTTGTTTTTACGATATGACTATGAAGATGCTACAACATCACAGCCAGATGCTTACCCATTTGACAGTTCTAAAATTGTAGCTATATATGGTTTGGGTGCGTATGGAACAGTTACATACGGTGGTCAATCAAACCCACTTGTTAGACAACCAGTAGAGGGTAGTGGATTCGCAATTGCACTCCGTGTTGTAGATAATGGAGAATCATCTCCATATTCACTAAAAGGATTTCAGCTAGAATTTAACGCAGGAGCAAGAAGGTAATGGCAGGATATATCAGACAATCATCGTACACTGACGGTGATGTTATTACCGCAGCACATAGTAATGATGAATTTAATCAGGTACTGGCTGCTTTTAGTAACACTGCTGGACACAAGCATGACGGTACTGCTGCTGAAGGCCCAGTTATTGGATTGATTGGTGACCCCGGTGTTACCACCCCAATTAACAAAGTTGTAGTCGATGACACTAACAATCGGGTTGGTGTTTTTGTAGATGTATCTGGTAGCACGACTGAACAGATACGCTTTCAGGATGGCTTAATTGTACCTGTAACGGATAATGACATTGACTTGGGTACAAGTAGCCTTGAGTTTAAAGACCTGTTTCTTGATGGTACTGCAACCATTGACACACTGCTGGTAGATGAAAGTGCTACTATTACTGCCAACCTAACTGTAAATGGCAATACCACACTTGGTAATGCAGCTAGTGACACAGTGACCATTACGGCTGACGTTGCGTCTAGTATCATTCCTTCTGCCGACAATACACATGACTTAGGTGCTTCTGGTTCAGAATGGAAGGACTTGTACATTGATGGTGTTGCATATGTAGATGGCATTGCGATGCCAAGTACAACTGTAACAGACATTCTTGATGAAGACAATATGGCATCTAACAGTGCTACTGCGCTGGTTACACAACAGTCTATCAAAGCATATGTAGACGCACAACTTACTGCACAAGACCTAGACTTTTCTGCAGATTCAGGTGGAGCATTATCCATTGACCTTGATAGTGAGAGTCTTACGTTTACAGGTGGTACAGGCATTGATACGAGTGGTTCTGGTAATGCCGTTACTTTTGCCATTGATAGCACAGTAGCTACACTAGCAGGTTCTCAAACACTTACTAACAAAACAATTGATGTAGATAATAATACTGTTTCTAACATTGAAGTAGATAATCTTAAATCGGGTGTACTTGATACAGACTTGTCTAGTGTTGCTGGAACAGATACTACCCTTGCTTCTGCAAAAGCTATCAAGACCTACGTAGATGCTCAAATAACTGCACAAGATTTAGATTTTCAAGCTGATAGTGGTGGTGCGCTTAATATTGACCTTGACAGTGAAACACTGACATTCACTGGTGGCACAGGTATTGATACGAGTGGTTCTGGTAACGCTGTTACTTTTGCTATTGACTCTACTGTTGCTACCTTAACTGGTTCTCAAACATTAACAAACAAGACTCTTAATATTGATAATAACACATTGTCAAATGTAGAGGTAGATAATTTTAAAGCGTCTGCAATTGTTACTGAAAGCGAAGGTATTGGCTCAAACGATAATGATACTACACTGCCCACCTCTGCCGCAGTTAAAGATTATGTAGATACACAGATTACGGCTGAAGACCTTGATGTTACTACAGACAGTGGCACAATTGCTATTGACCTTGACAGTGAAACACTTACTGTTGCTGGTGGCACTGGTATCAACTCTAGTGCAACAAGTAATACTGTTACTCTTGCTATTGACAATACAGTTACTACACTAGCTGGAACGCAAACTTTAACTAACAAAACTTTGACAAGTCCAACGATTAATGGTGGGTCATTGTCAAGTGCTGTAACAGGTGCTACACAAGCTGCTGGCACAAACAATACAACTATTGCTACAACTGCGTTTGCAGCTACTGTAGCATCTAATGAAGCTGTAGCATTAGCTATTGCACTTGGGTAATTAGTTCTTGACAATTAATTATAAATCTGATATAATTAAGTAGGAAATGGAGTAGTAAATGGCAAACGCATTTAAACTCGTCACTGACACTGGTGTAGGCACATCTGCTGCTACTGTACACACCGGGGCATCAGCAACTGAAACCACTATTATTGGCCTCACTGTTGCCAACATCGTGTCCTCACAGATTGAGGTAGATGTGCAGGTTGAGAACAATGACGGCGACAACGTGTATCTTATTAAGGCTGCACCTATTCCTGTAGGTAGTAGCCTTGTTGTCGTTGGGGGTGAGCAGAAGGTTGTGATGAACGCAAGTGACGTATTGAAAGTAACGAGCAACACGGCATCATCTGCTGACGTGGCTCTGTCAATCTTGGAGATTACCTGATGGGTTATATTGGTGCTGGCATCACACGGTTTAACACCGCTGACGAACTGACTGTCACTGGCGATGCTCAGATTGACACCACTACGCTTGTCGTAGATTCGACTAACAATCGGGTGGGCATCGGCACTGCGTCCCCAGCAGCTAACAGAGCATTGCACGTTTCTAGCACAGCGCAAAAACACGCTAGATTTGAGAGAACTGGGGCCGCAACAAGTCACATTGAGTTTCAAGACAGCACGACAACTAACCAACCTAGTTTGGGCGGTGTAGGTGATAACCTTACATTTCATACAGCCTTTACAGAACGTATGCGCATCAACAGTTCTGGCGGCGTGGGCATTGGGACGAGTTCGCCTGCAACTGCTCTTGATTTGGCTGGTGAGATTAATTTTAGTGGCCTTACTTCCTCATTCCCTTCTCCTTCACAACCTAGATTGTATCGTTCTGGAAGCAGTGCAGGGTCATACCCATTTAACAACTTTGGGCATTTGGTGATTCAAGCTAGAGGTGATGGCTCTAATCGTGATATTGTTTTTGCTACAGGCACAGCAGGGGCAAATAAGACAGTCATCACATCGGCTGGCAACGTTGGCATCGGGACGGTTTCGCCAACCCATAATCTTGATGTTTTCAACTCTGCATCATCTGGTGCGCCTCTGCTTGCACAATTTAAGTCTGCTGGCGGGGATACGCAACTTTATGTTGATAACAGCACAATCACTACACAGTTAACAGCAGATGCCTCAAACACTGCTGGCATTGTTGGAACAAAAACAAATCATCCTTTTGTGTTTAGAACTAACAACGCAGAACGTGTGCGGATTGATACGTCAGGGAATCTGCTGGTGGGGACAACAAGTCTAAATATTGCTAATAACGGCTCAAACACAGGTTTTGTAGTTAATTCAAATGGTGCGTTAGAAGTTGGTTCATCCTCAACTGTTTTAACACTTAACCGTCAAAGCACAAACGGTGATGTTGCTCGCTTTCAAAGAGGCGGCACTACAGTTGGTAGTATCTCAGTCACTGGTTCAGCCACAACCTACAACACCACATCAGACATTCGCCTGAAGACTGGTATTGAGCCTATTGACCACGCCACAGATATGCTGATGGCTATAAACCCTGTATTGCACAGGTGGAAGGCAGACCCTGACGCTGATGCGGTGGTTGGTTTTATCGCACAGGAAATGGAAGAGATTGTGCCAGAGGCTGTGAGCAAGGGCGACAGTGAGGATGATATGTGGTCAATGGACTACGGACGCATCACGCCTGTACTGGTAGCGGCATTGCAGGATGCACATAAGAAGATTGAAGAACTAGCAGCAGAGGTTGCTAAATTAAAAGCCAACTAACAGGAGTAAACAATGGCTACATACACTTGGACTTTTCCAACACTAGAAGTGAATAACAACGAACAGAACGGCTTTACTGACGTAATCAGTCAGGTGCATTGGCGTGTCACGGCAGTTCACGATACCGCCACAAATGCTGATGGCCAGCCACTCAGCGTCAGTGCATACGGCTCTGCTGGTTTGACCCTGCCGCCGGAAGGGTATGAAGGTTTCATTGCTTTTGATAGCGTAACTCAAGACAATGTGAAGGCGTGGGTGCTGGATAACATCGGCAAAACAGAAGCTGAGATGCAAGCAATGCTTGATGCTCAGATGGATGCGCTGATTGCCCCAGCCCTTCGTAACGCAGTCCCATCGGGTTGGTAGGGATAATTTGTAATGGCATATTTGGGTAAAACACCATCTCAAGCTGTACGTAATCGTTTTTACTTTACTGCTTCTGGCGGTGAAACTTCGCTTGCGCCAGCGCAGGTTACTGGCCTGTCGTTTACGGACGCGAACTACGTAGACGTGAGCCTGAATGGCGTTGCCCTTGTAAGCGGTACAGACTACACAGCCACACCATCCACAAATACAATTAGTGGTTTGTCTGCCCTGACTGCATCAGATGTGGTCGAGATTGTTGTCTATGATGTGTTTAGCGTATTTGGTGGCAATGTCAAGGGTGACTTTACAATTAGTAACGGCACTCTGGCGGCAGAGGCTGTGACGGTCACTGGCCTGACAACTACTGGCAACATCAACTTCGGCGACAACGACAAGGCGCAGTTTGGTGCTGGCAATGACTTGCAGATTTATCACGATGCTGGTCACAGCCGAATTGTTGATGCTGGCACTGGCAACTTGCGTATTCAGGCAGACAATTTGCGCCTTCAAAGCGCAGACGGCGTTAACAATTATATTACTGCTGACAACGGCGGTGCGGCAACTCTATATCATAATGCCCTTGCTAAACTCGCCACCACCGCCACAGGCGTTGATGTCACTGGCACTGTGACTATGGATGGCGGTAGCACATCTGCTGACTTCTCATTTGGAGACAATGATAAAGCTTTGTTTGGTGCTGGCAATGATTTGCAAGTTTACCACGATGGTACTAACTCATTCATCCTTGAGAATGGCACAGGCAACCTAATTGTTAAAGGCAACGCTGGCATTTACTTGCGCGGCACTAACGATGAGAATATGGGTGTCTTTTTGCAAGATGGTGCATCAACTCTTTATCACAACAACGCCGTCAAACTCGCCACCACCAGCACAGGTAGCGCAACTGGCACAACATCAGATTCATTTACTGACCAAAAAATAATTTCATCGACTAGCGGGGTTGGTGAGTTAAGGTTTTCCGACACTACAGTAAATGCTGGCTTTGTAAAATACGAACATAGCGGCAACAATATGATTTTTGCTACTAACACAACAGAACGCATGCGCATCGACAGCAGTGGCAGAGTGGGCATTGGGACGAGTTCGCCTACATATAAATTTCAAGTCGCCGCAGGAACTGACAGCTTAGTTACTTATTCGGCCTCTGCTCTCGACAGCAACATTTTCTTTGACACACAAAATACAAGCACTGGAGCAAGTGCCGCTGTTGTGCAAAGGCTTATTACCTCAGATGTAGCGGGTACAGGAACCATCA